AATTAAGGAAAAGAAGCTAAATGGCTACTCAGTTTCTGGATTTTTTGAGGAGGTTGCACAGTTCTGTAAAGAGGAAATGTTCCTTCAACAAGTGGCTAAAATCCTTAGTGAAATCAAGGAATAAAATAAATTTGGGAATATATACTAATTTATATATTTAATAATAGAACAATAAATTAAAACAAATAAAATAAATTATGTCAAATTCAAAAACCGCAATTAGTGAAATAAAAAAATTGATGGTTCAATTTGGTTTCTTAAACGAAGAATCAGTAATGGCTTCTTTCAAGTTAGAAGATAATACAATTTTACAAGCTAACAAATTAGAAGTTGGTGAGAAGATTGTTAAAATCAACGAAGCTTTTGAACAAGTAGCTTTAGAAAATGGTTCTTATCGTTTGGTTGAAAACTTCAACATTGAAGTAGTAGACGGAGAAATTAAATCTGTATCTCATATTTTTGTTGATGCTAAATTGGTAGATGGTACTGCAATCAAAGTTGAAGGTGATAGTTTAGTTGAAGGTGCTAAGGTAGTAGTTGTTACTCCTGATGCTGAGATTCCTGCACCAGACGGTGTTCACGAATTAGAAGACGGAACTAAAGTAGAAACTAAAGACGGTATTATTGCTAAGATTGAAGAAGTAGTTGGTGAGGAAGAAGCACCAAGCGTTGAAGTTGAAGTGGAAGCAGGTAAAAAACCTATGGAAATGGAAGAAGAAATGTTAGTTATGTTAAAAGACTTCATCTACAAAATGGGTGAAAAAGTATCTAAAATGGAACAAAGTTACAGTTCATTACAAGATGAATTTAATCAGTTCAAAAAAGAACCAGCAGCTAAAAAGATAGCTAACGGTAAAACAGATTTCAATAAACAAATTGGTGATGAATTAGACTCTAAATGGTCTGCAATTCAAGCACTAAGAAATAAAAAATAATTAAAAATAAAACAAAATTATGAAAATTTTATCAAGAGAAGAATTTGCGTATGACGTTGCCTCAATTGGTTCTTATGTAGACCAAGTAGGTGGTGAGTTATTGTCAAAAGCACTTATCGGTGCAACAACTCCTAAATACGTAAATGTTCGTTTAGGTATCAAAGGTACTCAAGCTTTGAACTTATTAAACTCAAATATCGTATTTGAAAGTGGTACTTGTGGTTGGGATACTAACACAGGAACTACAACAACTTTCACACAAAGAAACATTACAACTTGTGCTGAGAAGTATAACGAAGCTTTATGTTACAAAGATTTGTATGATACATACCAATCAATGTTAATGGCTCCAGGTCAAACATCTGAAACCGTTCCATTTGAACAACAAATTGCTGAGTTGAAAGTTAAACAAATTCAACAAAGAATTGAACAAAAATTATGGAAAGCTACTACAGCTGGAAGTGCTGACTGTTTTGATGGTTTCTATTACTTAATTGCAACTGGTACAACAGGTGTTGCTAACTCAAGTGGTACAACTTTCACAACTGCAGCTTATGGAGTTAGTGGGAATCCTATTACGGAAATTGACAACCTAATCAACGTATTATCTGATGATGCAATGTCTCGTGAAGATTTACGTGTGTTTATGTCTTATGCAAATTTCCGTAAGTATGTACAAGCTTTAACTAAAGAGAACTTCTTCGCTAATTACATCGGTTCTGCTGATATCACTGCTGATATGGTTGCAATCCACCCTAACACTAACGTTAAAGTTATTCCAACTATTGGTTTGAATGGTTCTAACAGAGTTGTTATTGGACCTGCTGAGTATATGGTTGTAGGTTTTGACTTAATGTCTGACCACGAGAAATTAGTTATCTGGTACTCAAAAGACTTTGATGAATTACGTTTACGTGCTAACTATAACTATGGTGCACAAATCGCGTTATTCGGTTCAACAGCTTACTTCGCTACAAACAACTTAGCGTAATTAAAATATTAAGGGGGAGTAAAATCCCCCCTTTAAAAACATAAACAAAAAAATTAAATATATAAAATATGTCTTGTTATATAAATAGTGGTGTAGCCTTAGGATGTTCTGATGGTATTGGTGGTATAAAATCTATTTGGGTTTTAGGTGCTACTGGTTCAACAGTTGCACAAGTAACAGGTTATACTACATCAGGTACAACTTCAACTGTCCCTTACGGTGCAATCACCGAAATTGATGGTTCAGGAACTTGGTTCAATTTTGAGTTAAAAAGAAACACTTCTTCTTTATCACAAAATACAACTAAGTCATTTGAGAATGGAACAATTTTCTACGAACAGGTTTTAACTGCCGTATTATTCCGTTATTCTCAGGAAAAAAGAAACCAATTATTGGTATTAGGTCAAAACGATAACATCAAAATTATCGCACAAGACCAAAACGATGAGTTCTACTACTTAGGTGATGTTAACGGTATGTACCTTTCAGGAGGTTCAGCTGCAACAGGTACAGCCTTCGGTGATAGAAATGGTATGGAATTGATTTTCACAGGTCAAGAACACGATCCAGCTAACACAATCGAAGTAGCGTCAGCAGCAGCTTTAGAAGCAATGTTGGCAGCTAATGGATTTACAGTAGGATAACATAAAAAGGTAGTCCTGTTGTGGGACGAATTTCTATATTTCAATCCATCTAAAAGAGGGGCTTCGGCCCCTTTTTTTTATCTATACCATTTCAAAGTGATTTTTTTTATATTTAGTTATATAGACATCTTATGTTATACATTCAAAAAGGACAACAAAACGTATTGGTACTAAACATTAATAATAATGCTAGACCAGAATTTACAAGTTATGACTTAGTGTTCACACACATTATGTCAAAAGAAGTTAAGACTTATTCGGTGGATACAACAAACCCTGCTGAATATTCACAAAATATTCGTTATTGTGAAATCACATTAAACCTTCAAGACGCAGGTGAAGACCTAAATTATGAGGGAGAATATCAATTAAATATTTTTGGACAAGGTGGTGGTTATACTGATGTACCTGTATTTGTAGGAATTGCAATATTACAAGGAACAGAAGAAGCACCAGCGTTTACAGAATATATTTCACCTAATGAGGTTAACGAAAATTACATATATATACAAGATTAATTATGAATGAAAATATAAAAAAATCAGAGTTTCAAAAAATAAGTTTTCAAGTAGCTTCAATGCCAATTTTCTCAGAAGTACTACAACGTAGTCCTTGGGTATATTATGGCGAGAATAACTTATTACCACAATACTTTATAGGATTATACGATAACTGTGCAATACATAAAGCGGTAGTTACTTCTAAGGTAAATCAGATAATGGGTGATGGTGTAGTATCATTAAACAACCCAATGGCCACAGTTAACTTTATTAATCCAAAAGAAAACGTTTCCGAAGTAATGAAGAAATGTGTTTTGGATTTTATGTTATTTGGTGGATTTGCTTTAAATATAATTTGGGCTAAAGACCACAAATCTATTGCTGAGATTTATCACGTAGATTTTTCAAGAGTTAGAAGTGGTAAGTTAAATGACGATGACGAAATTGAACATTATTATTATTCATCAGATTGGACAAACATAAAGAAATATCCACCTGATGAATATCCTGCTTTCAATCAGAATAATAAAGATGAAAGTCAAATCTATTATTTCAAGTGTTACCAACCATCTTTAACATACTATCCAATTCCTGACTGGTCAGCTGGTCAACGTGCAATTGAAATCAACGTGGAAAGTCTTAACTTCCATATGAACAATTTACGTAAAGGAATGGTACCAAGCCTCTGGATTAATTATAACAATGGCATCCCATCGGAGGACGAACAACGTACTTTAGTTCGTGCTTTAGAAGCACAATATGGTGGAACAGATAACGCAGGACAGGCTATTATTTCATTCAATGAAAGTAAAGAACTCTCTCCTGAAATTACACAAATTCCACGTAACGATAATGACAACTACTATCAAGTATTAAACGATGATATTACAAGAACAATTTTATCAGCACATAGAGTTTCTTCTGCTGAGTTATTTGGTATTGCAACCTCAGGTAAATTGGGTGGAGGTGATGAGATTACTGAACATTCTGAGTACTTCCGTAAGATGGTTATTATGCCATATCAAAATGAAATACTACCAGTGTTTAACAAATTGGTAAGTCTTAAGTTTGAAAAACCAACAACGTTTGAAATCAAACCTTTATCATTATTCTTGACTGGTGACATTACAGAAAATCCAACGGTTATTGATACACCTGTGACACCTGTTGAAGCTGAGGCTATCCCTGTGAATGAGAATATAAAAGGATTGAAGGGTCGTGAATATCAAGGATTACTACGTATTGTACGTGAATATAACAAAGAAAAAATAACAAGACAACAAGCTATGCAGATGTTGATGAGTGGATTTGGTCTATCTCAAGAAGATTGTATTGCGTGGTTAGGAGAAGAAGAACAATTAAATTATAACTAATATGGGTGTATTATTAATATCAGAAGTTAAATTAAAAAACTTCACAAATATCAATAAGAATGTTGATATGGACGTACTCAAAAGTGAGGTCCAAGTTTCTCAGGATATTGACCTTCAAACAATTTTGGGTACGAAATTTTATAATCATCTATTATCACAAGTAAGTGCAACAGGTAATACTTTTAACGCCGATGAGAAAATTTTGGTGGATGACTACATTCAACCATTCTTAATTCAACAAGCGTATTTCCAATCTATACCACATTTGTTATATAGAACGATGAATAGAGGTATAGTATCAGGAACTATGGAGGACGCAACGTCTGTGGATATTGGTACTATGCAGTATCTAAGAAACATTCAGAAACAACGTGCTGACTTTTATATGACTCGTCTACAAGATTATCTATTGATTGGTAGAGGTCAAAACAAATTCCCTCAATACACAACTCAATCTACAATTGATGGTATGATACCTGATCGTAGTCAGAAATACAATAACGGTATATATCTTGCACACACAACACGTAAAGGATATTCAAATAAAGATATGTTACAAAGAGGTATTTTACCATATAGTGAATTAGCACACGAAAACCCTCCTTGTCAAGATTGTTATTAATATGATAGAACAAATTATAATGACAGTAATAACCACAGCAATTGGTTATTTTGTTGGATACAAAAAATCACAAAACGAAATTGAAGGTGGTCGTTTAGAAAACCTTGAAAAATCTATTAGAATTTATCAAGTTGTTATAGATGACTTATCTAAAAAGGTTGAAGAACTAACCTCACATATTGTAAGATTAGAGGCAACGATAGATAGTCTTAAACAAGAAAATAATAAATTAAAAAAACATAGTGGATTATGAAAATAGATTACGTATTACCAGCCCCAACAGAAGACGAATTAAACTTAGGTTATAAGTCAGATTATTTTGAAAGACTTATTGCTTTAGATTTAGACAAAAAATATAAAATAACTGATAATGAATTGTACGCTTGGATACATCACAATTACTCATCAGTATTTTTAACTGATAAAGAATTATCACTAAATGAATTTAAAAAATTAGTAAAGTAATGAAATTAGAAAACATCATCAAACTAAAGTTAAACAACTTTGAAGTCAAATATCCCAAGAAGAAAGAAATGATTGAACCTAACCCTTGTTGGGAAGGTTACGAACCAATTGGTCTAAAAGATGATGGGTCACCTAATTGTGTTCCAATCAAAGAAGAACAACGTACAGTTAAGGAAGGATTTCCAATTCCATCACCAACATCAGAAGAAGACAAGGACGCTTATGTGAGTCGTTGTGTTTCATCAATAGTTGACGAATATGGACAGGAACAAGCACTGGCTATATGTATTACCAAATACGATGAGAAGTAGTCTTATTGATAAGATATTTAAGTATTACCTATACTTCTGTATTGGTTGGGTAACCTTTGCTTTATCGTTTGACATTTATATGATTATCAAACACTTTGACGAGTTTGGATTTAATTAATATTGTTTGGCAAAATTATTGTCTGGCAAGAATTTACACACAAAAAAGGGGAACCTCTTTCGAAGTCCCCCTAAAGGATAGGAAGTTATGGGAAACCTACCCTTGTGTCGGTGTTGTTTCTTTATAAGATATATAAAGAAAGTTACTATGTTGTTGTGAATATTCTTTTGTTTCAGCTGGCGTTGAACCCCATACGTAAGCCATCATCCCATCTATAATAATCGTAAATGAATTGTGTTTTTGTTTTTTAACAATCTCACTCAATTCACCATCTAAGTTAAGTAGATGTTGATTAACCAATACAGCAGCTGATACATATAACGATGGTTGGTTCTGATTTCTAAATGACTCAATAAGATTTAACATAAAGTCATTAACCGTATAATCTTTAATTTCAGGTTGACTATTAATTTCCATCAATGAGTTGAAATCATATTCCAATGTGGTCATCATATCTGATGCAATATCACATACATTAATATAATAAAATATATTTTTTACTTTTGAGTCTTGACGTTCTTGTCGTCTTCTCATTCTTCTTGCTTGTGACATAACTATTTTGTTTTTAATGTAATTTTATAATCTAAACCAAATTCATTTAGATTGTCTATAATTGCGTTTAAATTACCAATAAGTTCATTTTGTGGTCTTGATGCTAACCAATCACATAAAGGTCTTAAAGCTTCATCAAATGAACTATCTGTCATATCTATAACATCTTCTATCTTTTTCATAATTATACTAATTGAGTGTTTGATATATAAATTGATAAATCATTTTCAACTTCCTCCATTAAGGTACGTAATACTAAATCAGTAAGTTCGTTTAGATTACAAGTAACTGTTTTTTCAAACCACTCACAATCTTGAAAAGATAACTGTTCCTCAATTGGTCTATTCCAATCAGTATGAATTTGTAAACTACCATTAGTGTGCCACAACATAAGTGTAATGTCTTCCTTAAGATTCATTCTAACCGCAAAGACGTAATTACCATCTTTAATAACTTGTAATTGGTTTTGACAACCTTCTACAAAATCAATTGTTCTAAAATTTTCCATATCTTTTTTTGTTTTAAACATCTACCTGATGTTTGTTCCA